TAAGAAAGTCCAAAGCACTAATAACGTATCATCTAAAACTATTAACGTTACTAATGACGTTAGTATGGACTCCTTACTGAGAGAGTTTGCTTATAACCCTAATGGTTAATTTTCGACATAATGCGCATAAGTGGATACGATGTATTTCGGTCCACTTTTAGGTGCCATTCCTTTGTGAGGATACATCCACATTGGAGGAAACATTAAAGCAGTTCCTTCTTTTGGTTCTACAATAACACAATTCTCGTCATCGTTATCCCAGTCAAATGCAGTATAACCACCCTCTTCCACAGTATTAAGATACCAGAAGACAACCATAAATCTTTTACAAGAACTCGCATCACCAACATCAACATGCCAATCAAACTCGTCTTCGTTTTCAGGGTCGTATTTTTTAATCCGCAACCCTTCAAGAACGTAATTATCAGGGAAATAATTTACATTCAGTTCTTTTTTATAATGAGCCAACAAGCCAGAAGCTGAGTGTATAAGGATACCTTTCTCTGATTCAAACTCTTTTAGGTCAGTAATTTCTAACTCTTTGAACTTATAGTAATCAGTATCACGAGTTACAATATCCTCATCAGCATGCTCTTCAAATTTCGTTATTAATCTTTGGCAGACGTCTTTGGGTAAAGCGTCTTGAATTGCCATCACGAATTCGCCAGTATGTTTCATCTATAAAACCTTACATTGTATGGAGTTCCATTACTAGTGAACCTAGCAATGCTATGACTATAAACTTTTTCTGTTGTATAGTTATACTTAGTCTGGCATCTTTGTTGCTGTTTATAACCAACAACACCACGTTCATGACCATTAACAGATTCCATGCCACCGATCACGGCACCAAACGCAGCACCCTTATCGTCTCCAGTAACTGCTTTGCCTAATAGACCGCCAACAATCATTCCGCCAAGAACATCGCTCTTTGAGGTACGACCAGTAGAAACATTCCCATAGATAGGAACTTCGACATTATGACACTCTTGATAGGGAGTAGATCTACTCACGTCTTTATAATGATGAGTAACATGAGGCTCAGAAGCACCAGCAAAGGAGAGAGGTGAAGCAAGTAATGATGCAAATAATAATTTTTTCATAATAATTTACCTTATTGTAGAAGCCATATGACTAAGTGCGGTACAGTTACCGATAATACTACAAGGACACCAATAAGTACAGCAACGTTTCCTTTATTCCATATCATAATTATACTACTTTTTTTCCGATTCGTCAANNGNTTCTTTTAAATTTTCTTCATNGATATCATGCCCATGATAGGTCTTTCGATATATCTCTTGTATCCCATCAATATCTTCTTTGACTAATACCAATAATTCTAAAATCTTTTCCCTAGCTTCGGGAGTGAGGTTTAACTTCTTTCCATCATCCTCTGCAAAAGAAAGAGAGGACACAAACAGTAAAACACTTAAAGCATATTTCATAAAAACTCCGACTAAATTAATTTACTCACATAGTCATAAGTTAGTAGCAATATGTAACCTATCAGGAAACCTTGTCCAAACATCATGACTAAATCTTTTATTTCTTTCCATTTCATACTAGTTTCCCCTATGGTTAAAAAAGCCCCTGCACCGAAGTACAGGGGCAAACACCTATTTTAATTAAGACTCTTGAGCAAGTTTAGCAAAATAACTCAAAGTGTCGTCATCGTTACTACTATCAGCCACTGGTGCAGACTCAGCTGGTGCTGCTTCGCTCATAGTTGGAGCGGGAGCAGTTTCATCCAAGTCAATAGACTCAGCAGTTGTTACAGGTCGTGCTTCCTCACCAAGAACTTTCATCAAGCGAGACTTTAGGTCGTCATATGATTTGTAGTTCTTAGGATCAACAAAGTCCTGCAGAGAGTATAAACGATTATATACACCCTCAAGTGCTTCATCATCACCATTTGCTACTTCCGAAGAAGAGGCAAACTCTGAACGATCGTAGTTACGATACCCTTCAACATTTCGGATCTTCAATTTAAAGTCAGCACCTTCCCAGAAATCAAATGGGTTCATTGGTGACTCATCAGCAAACTCTGGCTTCATAGCGTCCATTAGNTTGTCAAAGATTTTCTTACCGAACTTGTAAAGGAATACTTTTCCTTCGTTNTGTGGATTAGAAGGATCNGATACAACCATAATATTAGAGACATAATGTAGTCGACGTTTACGCTGACGTACAATCTCCTTATTAGATTCGATNCCCGAGTTCCACAATTCCGAATTNGCTTCTGATACTGGGTCTTGTTGCCCAATAGAAGTCAAGGAATTNTCAATGTACCAAAGACCGCTTGGACCTTTGAAACCGTGATCCCAATATCTCTGCCATGGAAGATCTTCGCCCTCAGCAGCAGGCAGGAATCGAATAACAGCATAGCCATTACCGCTCTTATCTACTTCTGGTTTCCAGAAACGATCGTCTACGTTTCTAGATTGCTTTTGATCTCCACCACCTGCAGCCTGTGCAGCTTTGACTAGGTCGTCGATGGATGAGGTTCGGGTTTTTTTAAGATTTGAAAAAGACATATTTATTTCTCCGTTTTATATCGTATATTTTCGTATGTTTGTATATCTGAATTATCCACATGTATCACATAATATAAGAGTGTATTATACCTTATTTTGACTAAGAAGTAAACCCCTCAAGAACAATTTTTTTACATTTCTTTACATCGGGATTTACAAACGACTGGTACTTCGTCACCTTGCGATAAACATCTGGCCAGAGTAATGTCTCTGTTATCTGCTTATTGGCTCGGTTCATAAAGCCAGTCATTTTATTAAGGATAGCCACAGATTCTAGCAGTATATCGCCCTGCAGATATCGCTTAATTAATGGAGGATGCTCGCCATTTACAGAAGTAAGTAAATCGTCGAGCGATCCGTCGAGGTTATTTATATCGTTTTTAAAGTTATATGAGAGACTCTCGTGAATCTTCTTATAGTGGGCATAGTTTCGGTCTCCTTCTCCATTGACCATCTCTCCTACCCATGATACTTCGTTGATAAAATTAGCCACGTAAAAACTAACCAGTTCCTGTTGATTGCTCATCTTCTTTCCAACCTTAGCAAAGAAATACTTATCTCTGCGTTTAAAGAAAGACTGTGGGCTGGCACTGGTTTTAAAATTATACTTTACAGCATCGTATGAATCAGTCTCGAAATGTAACTTCAGAGACTGGTACAAACGGTATGAGTCAAAAGAGTCAACACTCATACTGGTAAACTATTTCCCTTAGGAATTAAGTTAAGGTTCATCGCTTCTGCTTCTAGCTTTGCCTGTAACGAGGCAGATAGCAATCGCTTTGTAGTAGAAGGATCTATATTATTCTTCTCGCATATATGAATAATAGAATCCATAACAGAGGAGTTTGTTCTCTTGAGGTATTTCTCAACTGCAGTAGAAAACCTTTTTTGGGTTAAGATTGAATCGATTAAATCTTCTGTCATCATTTTGCTTCTCTATAAAATAAGTGGTCATCAATTTGCATGACGTATTCAAAGGAATCTGCCCAGTAAGGTTCTACAGTTTTAGCATGATAATATGTAGAGCCATAGGATAAATCATACTCGTCCAGATACATCCTCTTGGCAGCGTTTACTACTTTCTTGATATGATTATAAGCATCTTCTTCTCTGGGTCTATCGCTCAAACCATCGCAATACCAAGAGAACTGGCATTTGTTACGAATAATTTGTCCAAGGGAGTTACGCTTGGTTTGTTGTGTAACATCGCAAACAGTGTCGGGGAATTTATCGCTTTGTATTCGATTTAACACTACATGCGTAACAGCAGTAATGCCAGCGTCCGATTGATTACGGGATTCAAAGTATGCGTTCTTCCATAGACATTCCATTTCTATAGAAGAAGCAAGCATAAGAGATAGGTACAACATTATGCGTCAACCTTGAGAAGAACGCAGTCCTTATTGATCCTTCCGTTAGGTGTTATCTCTTTAGTAGTTAAGGCAGTGAATGCCTTGTCGAATTGACGAACCGTCTTAGTAGCCATAGGAATAAACTCATCTGGCTTCCGCATCTTCTTGGCTCGAGACTTATCTTTATCCCAGCCATGGACAGTAGTACCCTTGACCTCAAACCCAGCAGTACGCTCAGAGAAGTATTCCGTGATTGTCTTATACTTTGTATTAACAACAATCAGACGACTTGCTCCAATCAGTGTAACAGGGTTTACCGAAGCGATCTTAAGATCGTTATCTTCCTTGAGGTATTGCAGACGAGACACTTGCTTATCTGCTGCCTTGGGCTTCTTAACACGAGTAGTTCGTTTTGCTTTGGTCGCTACCTTTGCTTTGGTAAGGTCAGCCAAGGCATCGTTACAGAATTTTACTCGACGATTAAGTTCTTTACGAGACAGATGATCATATGCTTCAACAGCTTGCTCACAAGACTTATCCAAAGCATCTGTATATTCTTTTAACCAAGACTCGATATAGTTACTCACGATATTAATACCACCACCCTTGATCTCATACTTCTTGATCAGAGTATAGACGTCAATGTCTGTAGTGTTACCATCCATCCAAGCATCTTCGAGTGCGTCAAAGTCATTCATGATTGTATCATTTACTTTACGAGCCATCAACTGCTGAACAGTAGGTCGTGCCTTTACAACAGTCTCGTCTTTGGCTTCTTTCTTGGAGGAAAGAATCTTAAGACCCTTTTCTTTCATAGAGGCAAAGTGCCCATGGATACGATCAGCATACTCCTGCCACTTATCGCCAAACTCATAACCTTGATTGAGATAATGAGCAGTAGCACCCCAGTGACAATAGGTACTGAATTCATACTCGGGATTAGCAAGGATTGCTTGAGCATCAGACTTATCAAACGNNGACTTGATCCAACNTTTGATTACNGNTGAAGTGGCTTTACTGTCGATTTCATACTGGAAATGATGTTTAGCTTTTGCAAAGTCATTAGTCGGAACTGCAGCTAANCCAGTTTTTACTCGACGACGANCGGTGGTTTTACGTTTAGCCATAACAAAGACCTCAAATTAAAAAAGTATTATACTANANTTANATACAAAAGTAAAGTATTATTTTTCTTCATCGTGCTTTAATTCTTGACATTCTTTAAACCTACGCATTGACGTTCTCACGCCATAGTCATCGTCGGTATTGTCAATCAATGCAGCAAGGTAAGATAACATTATGATTCTAAGATATTTGATTAGTTCCGCCTCATTGTAGAGTAGTGTTTAGGATCNTCTCCCTTACCAACAGGAACAAGATTAGACTTATGCATAGTAGCAATACCAACAAGATAATCGCCAGAGTATTCATTACGTTCTGGTCTTTGCAGTTAGATTACTATCAGCAGGAGAATCTCCGCTAGGATAGTCTACAGTATCACGTACATA